AAGCCGAGACTAGAAATGTTCTAGTTATTGGCGACTTGCACGAACCGTTCTGTTTAGATGGTTACTTAGACTTCTGCATAGACCAATACTACACCTATAATTGCACGGAAGTAGTCTTTATAGGCGACGTAATAGATAATCACTACTCAAGCTATCACGAAGCTTCAGCTGACGGAATGGGTGGCTTAGATGAGCTTGAATTGGCTATTAAGAAAATAGGGCGTTGGCGTGACGCTTTTCCTATGGCTACTGTAATCATTGGAAATCACGATAGAATTATAATGCGTAAAGCTCAGACTTCCTCAATACCTTCTAAATGGATAAAGTCTTTTAAAGAAGTCTTAGAAACTCCTGATTGGAATTTTGTAGAACGATACGAAACAGACGGAGTACAATATATTCACGGAGAAGGAGGTACTGCTAGGACTAAATGTCGTGCTGATATGATGAATACCGTACAAGGACATTTACATACCCAATGCTATACAGAACACTATGTAGGTAAGAAGTTCAGAGTTTATGGAACTCAAGTTGGTTGTGGTATCAATCACAAGTCGTATGCTATGGCTTACGCTAAATATGGTAAAAGACCTGCTGTTGGCTGTGCAGTTGTGTTAAATAACGGTCAAACTCCACTCAATTTGTTAATGCCTTTATAGGTTTTTAACGCTTTTTTTAACATTTCTTAATCTTTTTTTAATTTATTTTAGTATCATTTACTAGATAAGGGATAACTTCTTTTAATATTTTTAGTTAAAAACTTAGTTAAAAAGTCTGTTAATTCAAATATTTATTGTATCTTTGCCTTGTCAATAATTAAAAGACAATAAAACAAAATTAACTTAAAATAAAGAAAGTGAAAAAAATTATTAAACAATTAGAAAAGTCAAGAGATTTATTACAAGAAAAGTTTGACAAAATGGACGAAACTTTTTGGGATAGAAGTGATAAATGGCAAGAAAGTGATAATGGGCAAGATTTTGAAGACAAGATGAATGCTGTTGATAATGCTATTGATGAACTTAATTCTACAATAGAGGACTTAGAAACTGAATTTAATATTAACTAAAATTAATCAGGGGGTGTAAAAACCCCTCACAAATAATCAAGAAATGAACTACAAAATCGTAAACAAAAACACAGGAGCTACTTACTTCCTAAATGAAAAAGAAAAGATAACCTTTTTTACTAAGAATTGTTATCAGTCAAGAACAGGAGCAGCAAAGTATGACATCTACAATCTAACTAAAGAGAGAGCTAAAAGGGTAAACAAGATGTTAGATGTAGTTGCTCACTTATGTATAATAGGAGCTTCAATCTTAGCTACATTAATTTACATTAAAAACTACTAAGATGACTAGACTAGACGCAGAATATTTAGAATTTTCTAGTTACATAAATTACAGCGAACCTAAAGTTTCTTTTATAACAGGTAAGCCAATAGATGACACTAAAGTAATAGCTGAACATTGGCTGTTAAAACCTCAATACATTCCTGCTATGGTAACAAGCTCAGGCGGTAATGACTTAACTTACAACAGCCGTTCAGTTGTGGTTGTAGGAACTACTTTACAATGCTACAGGAAGTTTTGTGAAATGCTAAAGACTAAAGGTTGGCAACAGAAAGACTGTTGGGATGTAGAGCTTAAACCAATCTATAAAATACACTATAAAAATAATGGCAATTTGCCTGTAATAATAAATTTAAAATAATGGAAGAAATACACAAAAGACTGCACGAAATAAATACTTTTCAATGCGTAGATAACGAACTATACCTAAGAGGTAAAGATGAAATGGGAGAAGACTTAACAGTATGCTTTGACGCATTTAACTTCATAGAATGGATTGACAAAGAACAAATAGAATATATAAAAGAACAACTAATTAAATACATACAAAAAAAATGAAGACATCAGTAAATGAATACGAGTTCAACAGATGGTTTGAACAGAACAGGCCAAACAATTTTAGCTACGCAGGTAGAAATGCGTTATATGAAATGCTAACAAGCTATGAAGAAGATACAGGAGAAGAAATAGAATTTGACCCTATTGCATTTTGTTGTGAATATTCTGAATATGAAAATATGGAAGAATTTTGGCAAGACTATGATAAAGAGGATTACCCTAATGAAGAAAGTATAATGGACGCTACATTCTTTTGGGGGTTTGGAGAAAGTTTTATAATACAACAGTTTTAATTCAAATAAATTTATTATTTTTAACAAGATTATTAACAGGCAAAAATCCTAGCCGATTAACATAGGTAGAATATATGAAAACAGAAGCACTAAAAGAAAAGTACATTAAGTACAATCTAACAAAAGATGACGTGTTCAAACATCAGCACTACATCATCTTGACAAGAAGCGGTATTGACAAGATACAAGCTTTAGAAAACATTAACATAGATTATGATGTTATTAAATGTGAAAAAGATTTTTGCGTAGTAAAAGCCAATGCAAGAAAAGAAGGTAAGGCAATTCAAACTTTTGGCTCAGCTTTGAAAGGAGCAGGGTTCAAAGACGGAAACACTAACACTTGGTACACTATGGAAATGGCTGAGAAACGAGCAATGTCAAGAGCTGTACTGAAGCTTACAGGGTTCTATGAACTTGGAGTATTTGGAGAAGATGAAGCAGAAGATTTTAAAAAGAGTAATAACTAAATAAATAAATAAAAATGGAAGTAACAGGAACAGTATTAAGAAAACTTGAATTAGAAACAGGAACATCTAAAGCAGGTAAAGAATGGCAAAAGCAATCAATTGTAATTGATACAGGTGGAGAGTTTAATAACGAAGTCTGTGTTAGTGCCTTTGGTGATAAATTAAAACAAATGAACAAGCTAGAAATAGGAATGGAAGTATCAGTTCTTTGTAATGTTTATTCAAGGGAATATAACGGAAGATATTTTCACAATATAGACGGCTATTTTTTCACTAACCAAAGCAATAAATCTTCAGACAAAATACAGAATGGAGAAGCTGAAGAAGATATGCCTTTTTAAGATGAATACAGAAGATAACTTTAAAAACCTTTGCGACCTTACTACAAGTTTAGTAGGGTTGCCTAAAGGCTCTCTAGCTTTGAAATGCAGGAAGATAGAATACCAAGTACCTAGAATGGTAGCAGCTATGATTTCAAGACTAGAAGATGAAACCCACAGGGATATAATTGCTAAAGTCTTAGACAGGGATAGGACTAGCGTTAATCACTATGAAAGATGTCACTCAGGCAACTATGCTTCTTACCCTTTATATCGTAATACATTCAACAAAGTTTACAATGCTTATACGGAAATCAAGGACGCTAAATTAACTTTCATTGATTTGTATAATTTACAGGAACACCTGAGGAAAAACGGAATACACGATAGCCCAAAACATCAGACAACTATTCGTATTGTTTCAGGTGAATTTGGAACTGATATAAAAGTTTCTTACAAAGACTTCTACAATCAATTAGAATTGTGTAAGTTAGCACTTCAAAATTATCAACACGAAATAGAAGTTATATGAAACATTTACTAAGTAGTTCAGCTTTTTTAATAGTGAACAAACAATTGGCTAAGCAGGTAGGATTGAAGGGTGCAGTCCTACTTGCTGATCTAATTAGCAAAGAAGAATACTTTATAGCTAACGGAATGACTGATGGGTGGTTTTTTAACACTGAAGCCAATATAGAACGAGATACTACACTAACTTCATATCAGCAAAGAAAAGTCCTTAAATCGCTTAAAAAGTACCAAATAATAGAAACTAAGCGTAAGGGAATACCTGCTAAGCAATACTTCAAGATTAATGAAGCTAACTTATTGAAAATCTTAAGTTGTGAAGAAACTGAAGAACTAGTTGTTAAGAAACTTAATGACTTGTCAGAAACAAACTTAACAACTATTAATAAGAATAAAGAAATAAAAATAACTAATAATACTATATCTAATAGGCGTGATGAATTTGTTTTGGAAGTTTTGTCTTTTGAATATGATGAAAGTATTTTAAATGGTTTCATAGATTATTGGACAGAACCTAATAAGTCTAATACAAAAATGAAATTTGAATTAAATAAAACTTGGAGTACAAAGCTCAGACTGAAGACTTGGGCAGCTAATCAAAAAAAATGGGATAAACCTAAGTCTAATAAAAAAACAATGAGTAAGTTAGACGCTCAAATTAATGAATGGCAAAAAGCAAAAGAATTATTATGAAACCATTAAAACAAGAAAACTTACAAGAGCTTACTGAAAAAGTATTAGACTTAGTAGCTAGAACTTCAGTAGAAATAGGACACAGGTCAGATGCACAGACTTTAGCTTCATTATCTAAAATCTTTGCAGAAGACTTAATACAAGAAAAGCGTTTTGGTAATATGACTTTTAACCAAGTTCAGGACGCTTTTAGACAGGGCGTAAGATTTGGGAAAGATGAACCCTTTTTAAATATCAGAACTTTTTACAAGTGGGTTTATGCTCAGAAGAAGTTAGTAGACAATGCCTACTATGAAGTGCATACATTAGGAAAGCCAAAAGGAAAGACCTTATGGTATCAAGAACCAATAAAATTATTAAAATGAAAAAAAAAGAAACAGCACCATTAGAAATCTTATTACACGTACTTGACGTGAATAGAAAGAATTGCGAAAGGATAGATTGGCAAGAAGAATTTATAAATTATATTGAAGAAAAAAATATAAAACTTTATAAAGAAGCTAAAAAACATACAGATAAACTAGAAGCTGATAATTATCTTACAGAAGAAGATAAGAAAATATGGGGCATAAAATGATAGGTTGGGTATTAATAACAGCCGTTGTAATGTGGCTAATAAGAAAATTAAAATGAAGATATTAACAATCGTATGGGGAATAATAATTGTACTTTGTATTTTAGAAGCAATATTTTGTTCTAAGTTTGAAGATGAAATTTGAAAGAAAAGCACATAGAGAAAGACAGAACAAAGCTTTAACTCAGTTTTGCAATCACTTTGATTTGACTTTTGGGTCACATCAGGAATATGCTCACATAGACGCAGTTCTTTATAACAAAGGAAAAATTACAGGGTTTGCAGAAGTAAAAGGAGTACATAAGAATATAGAGGACAAACAAGATGTTATAGTGGCTATGCGTAAAATAGTAAGAGCGCAGCAGCTTCAAGTCAATAGTGGGAAACCTGTTGCAATTATTTGGGCTTTTAATAATGCTATTGTATATGAAAGAATAAATAATTTAAAAGGTATCTTTTATTACGGTGGCAGGAAAGTCAGAGAGGGAAGCACATTTGACCAAGAACAACTCGTTAAAGTATTAATTAAAAACTTAATAAGAATTGAAGAAGACAGTCAGTAAATTAAAAAAGGAACTTGACAAGTGGTTTAGTCTTTACATAAGACTTAGAGAAGCTAACGAATACGGAATGGTTCAATGCTTTACTTCAGGAAGGGTTTATCATTATAAAAAAATACACGCAGGTCATTTTATGTCAAGAAGACATCTATCAACAAGATGGTGTGAAACAAATGTACAACCGCAGTCTGCTGCTGATAATTTATTTGGTCAAGGTGAACAATTCAAGTTCGGTTTAAATTTAGATGGTAAATATGGAGAAGGTACTGCTGAAGAACTACAGTATAAATCAAGAACAACTTTGAAGATAAGTCGTGTTGAATATGAGGAAAAGATAAGTTATTACAAATCACTTGTTGATAAGTTAAAAAAAGAAAAAGGAATTGAGTAAACTTTTTTATTAAGTTTGGCGTATGATAGAACCGATTTACTCAAGTGAAGAACACAAGCAAATAATTGAAACCTATATAGCTATGTGTACTGAGTTTGCAAAAGATGTAAGTACAAAATCAAGATACAATAATTATTTAGATGTAGTAGATGTTATTTTGGAATACCACAACAATTATGGCAAAGGAGTAAGGGAAAATAATTGGTACGATTGGATTATGATAATACCAACAAACCTTTCAGTAGCTACAAATGGTTTCTTTGCAGGGCTTGAAACTAAAACTAACGCTTCAATAATAAGAGCTTACAAAGTTGTACTTAGTGAAATGGTTTTTGATGTAGTGGATAAAATTGACGCTTTAGAACAAGTAAATGACTGATATATATGCAGAAATATCAAAGCTAAGTTCTTTCTTTAGAAATATGTGTTATGGTATAACGCAAGATGAAGAAGCTATTAATGACGCTTGTCAAGAAATGTTCTTGTATTTCCTACAGATGAACCCTGAAACATTAAAAAACATTTACGATAAAGATGGATTGAAAGGAATAAAGGGTTATGGTGCAGTAGTATTAAGAAGAAGCTTAACAAGTGTAAGAAGTCCTTTTTATTATAAGTATAAGAAGTACTACACAAATTTAGTAGGAGTATATATGGTAAGCTCTAGTCAGAACGTTTTTCATAATAGTATCTACAACTTACCTGAAGAAATAGAAGACAATTACAAATGGGAGAAGCTAGAAGAAATAGACAAAGTATTAGATAAACAAACTTGGTACGATAAAAAGATATTTGAGTTATATTACTCAGGAGAAACTTTAGACAGTCTAGCTAAGAAAACAGGAATAAGCAGGAACAGTCTTTTTACTACAATAGATAAGGTAAGAGAGATACTTAAAAAGGAATTGAATGAATAAGTTCTTTGTACCTAACGAAGTTTATGAAGATAGAATAGCTATTTGTAAGGGTTGTGTTTATTATTTTAAACCAACAGGAACTTGTAAGGACTGCGGATGTTTTATGAAGATAAAAGCAAGACTAGCTCCAATGGGATGTAGTCAAAAGAAATGGCAAAAGACAACAGAAGTAGAAACACCTGAAAGTTTACCACAGGAAATAGTAGATGAAATATTAGATATGTGGGAAGACTTAAAAACAGGTAGAGCAAAAGACCAAGCAGCTAAAAAAAGAATGATTGAAACTTATAATACAATATACAATACTAACTATGGAGTAAGAACGAATTGCGGTTCGTGTATTTCAACTTGCTTTGATGGAATAAAAAAACTATATAAAGAATATGCTAAGGGCTAAACTTAACTTAAATAACAAAGCGGTTATTTTCTTATTTTTTTCTGAACCCTTAGCGTATTCATAACTAAAATAATAGATATGAAAAGAACTTACAAATCAATTAAATGGGTATTAAACAGCCACATTAAAAAGAATGTCAGAAGTCTTTGGACTTGGGAAAACGATAACTTTACTTGTATCTTTGAAAACTACTCAGGTGATAGCAGAATATATACACCGCACCAACTTTTAAAACTTTTAGAAAATGACACAGAACGAGAAACTAATTAAAAACCTAGAAAATATGCCAATAGATTTAGACTATAAAGTAACTCCTGAACCAAGTTACTACTCAGGAAAGAAGTATGGTTATTCAGCAAGAAAAGTAGTAGAGGATTTCCAACCTGATAGCTATAACATAGGAACTGCAATCAGTTATTTATTAAGAGCAGGGAAAAAGGAAGGCAATCCTGCTGAACAAGATATACAGAAAGCAATTAATCACTTACACTTTGAACTAGACAGATTACATAATGACAAAGTATAGTTGCGAGTGCGGTAAGACTATGGAAATAGGAAAAGCTACAATAGTTTTAAGAGATGGTAAGTGGGTTGCTAAAGAAGCTAAGTGCAGTTGCGGTAAGTATATGGATAGTAAACCAACAGACGGAATGCCAAGCCTTAAAAGAACAGAACCTAGTCTAAGTATGAAACGAGACAAGCTTTGGGAAGGAGCAACAGAAAAGATAAGAAGCAAGACCGAATAAAATAAATTAACAAAAATTCTATTATATACTATGAAACTAAAAATCAACGAATTAAAACCAAACGAAAGCAATCCTAGAATAATAAAGGAAGCTAAATTTAAGAAACTTGTAAAGTCTATTAAGGACTTCCCTGAAATGCTAAAACTAAGACCTATAATAGTTGACGAGAACAATGTTATCTTAGGTGGGAATATGAGATACAAAGCATGTGTTGAAGCAGGATTAAAAGAAGTTCCTGTTAAAATAGCTAAAGGCTTGACAGAAGAACAGAAAGAAGAATTTATCGTAAAGGATAATGTAGGGTTTGGTGAATGGGATTGGGATATACTTGGAAACCAATGGGATAACGCAAAGCTAGGAGAATGGGGTATGGATGTATGGCAACCTGAAGAAGCAGTAGACTACTCAGTATTAGAAGATTTAGACTTAGGCTCAACATTACAAGATAAAGAAGCTTCAGTAAAGAGAGCAATACAGATAGAGTTTGAACCTGAGCATTATGACGAAGCTGTATTACTGATAAACACAGCAAGAAAGGAAGGGAAGAATGTAGGTTTAATTGTTTTAAATGCTTTTAGAAACGATAAATGAAAATAGCTATACCCTCATACAAAAGAGCTGAAACACTATGCAAAAAGACATTAAAGTATTTATTACAAGATTGTAAAATAGATTTGAAATGTATAACAATTTTTGTAGCAAATGAAGAAGAATACAAAGACTATAAAAAATCAGTCAATAAAGGATTAAAAATTGTAATAGGAAAAGAAACTTTAAAAGGTCAAAGAAATTTTATGGACTTTTATTATGAAGCAGGTGAAAAGGTTTTATTCTTTGATGATGATATTGAAGGTCTTTACATAAAGTCAGGAAATAAAACTAAATTATTTACAGACTTAGTTTCATTATACAAGATAGGGTTCAATGAATGTGTAAAACATAATACGGCTTTATTTGGAATATGTGCTGTCAATAATGGTTTTTATATGAATGGTAAAATAAGCACAAATCTTAAATACATAGTGGGCTGTTTCTATGGTCAAATAATTACACAGGACAGAACTTTGTCTGTTACCTTAGAGGATAAAGAAGATTTTGAAAGGACTATATTGTATTTTGATAAGTATAAAAAAGTAGTCAGATTAAATATGATAGCTCCAAAAACTAATTATTATGATGAGGACGGGGGTATGCAAATTACTAGAACAGAAGACAGGGTTACTGCAAGTGCTTTGACGCTTATAAATAAATACCCTCAATACTGTTCACTAAACACTAAAAAGAAAAGCAGTCATACAGAAATTAAACTAAACTCACGAGCAAAATGAAAACAATTAAACTCCAACAAGTAGAACACAATATAAAGATAGGTAAAGACTGTCCTTACTATGAACCAAACATAAAAGAAGATTGCCTGTTAGAACTTGATGGGGAGATAGTAGGGTTTTATATTAAAGATGTATCTAAGTACAGTGAAAGATTAAATCTATTACTAGCAGTTGCAGACAAAGAGTTCAGAGGTGATAATGTTCCTAAAAGTTTATTAGAACGGAGTGATGTTATGGCAAATGTGTATAAAAAAGGTATGACAAGAAAAGAAGCTAAAGCTAATGGAGTTGTTCAAATGAGTACTATACTCGGCTCTATACCACCTAAACCTCATATGCGCAGACCTTATCCAAACATATCTTCAGTACACAGGGATAAGAAAGCACAAACATTTATAAAAGCAATGTGGGGAGCTTGTTTAGAAGCTGAACAAATCATTAAAGAACTTACTCCTAAGATATATGAAAAACAAGTAGAACTATTTACAGATGTAAAAGATGAATGGAAGTTTGGAACAATATACACGAGCAGTATATCTAACTTTAATATATCAGCACCATTTCACAGAGATACAGGAAACATAGTAGGAACAGTAAACATAATCCTCACAAAAAGAAACAACGCTAATGGTGGCTGCTTAAATGTGCCTGACTATAACGCAACCTTTGAACAAGCAGACAACTCAATGTTAGTTTACCCTGCTTGGAAGAACGTACACGGAGTAACACCAATAAAACCAATAGCAGAAAATGGATATAGAAACAGCTTAATCTTCTATCCATTGAAAGCATTTAAAGGAATATAATATGGACGAAAGTAGACACATAAAAAAGGAAAGCATTTTAAAAGCTTTGGAAAAGAGCTTAGGAGTTGTAACAGTTGCTTGTAAATCAGCAGATGTTCCACGTTCAACATATTACAAATGGCTAAATGAAGATGAGGAATTTGCTAAACAAGTTCAGGACATTGAAAACATAGCATTAGACTTTGGTGAAAGCCAATTACATAAACAGATAGGAGACGGCTCAACATCAGCTACAATCTTTTTTTTAAAGACTAAGGGAAAGCGTAGGGGGTATGTAGAGAAGTCTGAGTTAGATATAACTTCAGGTGATAAGGTTATCAATATGCCTGTAATAACATTTGTTGAAACTGATACTGAATAAGAAATACAATCCATTATTTAATTCTGATGCTAGATACTTTATAATAACAGGGGGTAGAGGTTCAGGAAAGTCTTTTGCTGTAACAGTCTTTTTGACTTTACTGACTATGACCAAAGGGATAAGAATACTCTTTACTCGTTTCACAATGACTTCAGCTCACTTGTCTATTATACCTGAGTTCTTAGAAAAGATAGGGCTGCTAGGATTTGATGAAGTGTTTAGTATTAATAAAAAAGAAGTAGTCAATACAAAGAATAATTCAGATATATTATTTAGAGGTATTAGAACATCAGCAGGTAATCAAACAGCAAGTCTAAAATCTTTACAGGGAATAAGCACTTGGGTATTAGATGAAGCCGAAGAACTTGTTGATGAGAATATCTTTGACACTATTGATTTAAGTATTAGAGAAAAAGGAATACACAATAGGGTTATACTTATACTGAACCCTGTTACCAAAGAACATTGGATATATAAAAGGTTTTTTGAGGACAAAGGAGTAGAGGGTGGTTTTAACGGCTTTAAAGACAATGTATGCTATATACACACCAACTACCGAGACAACAAAGAAAACCTCTCACAGAGCTTCCTAGAGCGTATTAAGAGCATAAAGCATAGGAACTTTAAAAAGTATCAGCACAAAATCTTAGGGGGTTGGTTAGACAAAGCTGAAGGAGTTGTATTTGAGAATTGGTCAATAGGTGAATTTAACCCTGATGGCTTACAGACTTCTTGTGGAATGGACTTTGGTTTTAGTGTAGATCCTGATAGTCTTACAGAAGTTGCTATTGATAAAAGGAAGCGTAAGATATATTTAAAAGAACATATTTATAAAAACGGTATAAAGTCAAATGAGTTGGCTAAAATCATATTAGACAAAGTAGATAATAAACTTATCATTGCTGATAGTGCAGAGCCAAGACTAATTGCCGATTTAAGACACTTAGGTGTAAACATTAAACCTGTAAAGAAAGGAACTATTGAAAGTGGTATAACTCGTATGCAAGACTATGAACTTATCATAACTCCTGAAAGTACAAACATAGCCAAAGAGTTAAACAATTATATATACGCTGACAAAGGTTCTAAGCTTTATGTAGATAACTATAATCACGCAATAGACGGAATAAGATACAATGTTATTTATCACTTAGATAACCCTAACGCAGGGAAGTATTATGTACAGTAAACTAAAAACAACAAATTTCTATTATATAACAGATGAAAGTAAAAGTCAAAAAGGAAGGTAAAGTAAAAGAGTTCAAATTGATTAGTAGTTGGGAAGATGTAACTCTTGAGAAATGGTTGCAACTTATTGATTTTGAAACAGGTAGTAAGACTAAAGAAGCAGAGGAAACAATAGCAGCATTATCTAACATTCCTAAGCAGTTAGTAAAGGAATTAGCTTTATCAGATGTAGCAGTTATAATGAGTAGGATAGCAGAGCTACAACAAAAGCAAGATACAAAGCTAAAAAGGATAATTGAAATAGATGGTATTGAGTACGGCTTTCATCCTGATTTGGACAGTATAACATTGGGGGAGTATGCAGACTTGGAAACATTTATTAAGGGTGGAATAGAAAAGAACTTGCCTGAAATATGCGCTGTTCTGTATAGACCGATAAAAGAAAAGAAGAATGATATTTATATTATTGACGCTTATGATGGAGACATTCGGCTTAGGGCAGAAGAAATGAAAAAGATGTCAGCTCAACAAGTGCAAAGTGCATTGGTTTTTTTTTACACTTTAGGGAAGGAGTTGTCAGAGATTTTGCCATTGTATTTGATGGAGCAGCTGAAGGAAACGAAGAC